CAATGGCAGCTTTTTTCAGTTACTTCCCAACATTACTTTATAGCAACAATGCAACAACAAACATTATTGCAAAAGTAAAATTCCAAGAGAGCGTCAAAAAGAACCTCGCTGTATTTTACTCGTATACGGTAAAGGATGGTGAGCGACCAGACCAAATAGCGGAACAATATTACGAAGATTCGTCATACGATTGGCTCGTATACATGAGTAACGATATTGTTGATCCCTATCACGAATGGCCACGCACTCAAACGGAGATGGAAAGCCTCATTGCAACAAAATATGGATCTGCAGCAAATGCTGCTATGCAGATTGCATTCTATAGAACAAACTATGAGACGGATGATCGTGTGATATCAACAGCAGCTTACAGTTCACTCTCAACGGGCGAAAAACAGTACTGGCAACCGATTGTTGGATACAATGACTCCATTCTAAATTACGAGCGTAAGCGGGTAGAGTTGATTGCAGAAACAAACCAGCTCGTCACACTAACAGGAACATTTAATGAAGTTCCGGAACTATCGAGCGTTGTAAAATATCCTTTCCTCTATGGTGGTCCTCCGAACCCTGTACTTGGTACCGTTGCGTTTGCAAATTCCAGTACAGTAGTGTTAAAGCATGTAACGGGTGTATGGGACGCTGGACTTATGGTGTATGCAGGAAACAATGCATCCATAAATGCATCAATAACAGCCGCTACTACGACAACTCGATGTATTCCGGACGCGGAGATTACCTACTGGAGTCCTGTCACATGGTTTGATTATGAGTATGAAACAAACGAAACAAAAAGAAACATCCAACTCATTTCGTCTGCGTATGTAAACAAGATTGAACGTGATATGAAAGAACTGCTACAGCCATGAGTAGAGTATTTGAACCTGGCGACGTCAATATTAAGCGGCTTGAGTTGGTTAACAAGAGCCTCAACGCGAGTATATCACCCATGGACCAGGTCCAAGGGTTTGACGTATTTGAGGATATATCAAAACCAACGTTATACGCAGCAATTTACTTCACCGATTCTATTGGGTTGTTAGAGAAGTTTCCAATAATTGGTGAGGAGCAGGTGTTCATCGAGTTTGAAACACCAGGGATGAGTACAACAACGACATATAAATTCCGTTCTTTTGAAGTTGCTGATGTAGTCAGATCACAAAACGGTAAGTCCGCAACTTTCACTTTGCGCTGTGTTAGTGAGGAACATTTGTATAACGGATCTTCTCTTGTTACGCAATCATATCAAGATATTGTCTCAAACATTATACCTGACGTCTTGAAAAGATACCTAAAAAGCAAAAAAGAGTTCATCGTCGACGAAACGAAGGGTATTCAGACTCTTGCTGTGCCTCGATTGAACCCTTTACAGTTTATTGATATGTGTCGTCAGCGTGCTGTCAGTAAAGATATGCCTCTCTCTCTGTACTTCTTTTTCGAAAACCAAAAAGGGTTTAATTTTAAAACTCTTGAGGGATTAGTAAAAGAAGGAAAAAAGAACATCGGTTCCCGTGTCTTTAACGCTCAAGACAATACATCTGGATCGAAAGAATCAGTTGCAAAGTCGTGGCGTACAATACAAAACTTCCAAAACATTGTTAATATGGATTCGAGTTTGAAGGCTGCCGATGGTGCCTTTAAAGCAGTCACAAAGACATTTGACATTGCGTCGAAGAAATTTGAGTCAGTAGACTTTGATCTAACAAAGGTGTTTAATAAGCTGGAAAAATTTGACAAGGGTAGTCAGATACCAAATACCGACACTTTTATAAAAGAGTTTGGAAGTGGAGTTCCAAAAAACTTCATATCATCAAAAAACACACTTGTGCCGGATACGTTTTTAGATACGACGCTTGCGTTGCGTGGCTCGATGCTTGTGCTCATTAACTCCAACGTGACACGAGTATTAATACACGGTGACTCGGGCCTAAAGGTAGGTGATATGGTGACGTTGGATCTACCGTCCCCAACTGGTCTTACGGGGAAGCGTAGTGATGATCAAAAGTTTACTGGTAATTATCTTGTAACGCGTCTACGTCATATGATAACACCAAGCACCAAGTCGAAGCATCAGATTGTAATGGATTGTATAACGGTAGGAATTTAAATGACAACAGAAGCGTTTGGTCAGGAAGGCTTTAGATGGTTTATAGGGGTTGTTGAGGAGCGTGAGGATCCCAAGAAGCTTGGCCGTATAAAAGTAAGAGCACATGGTGTGCATGGAAATGCCACTGAGGCACCTACAGACACACTGCCGTGGGCAACAATGCTTATGCCGGCAATGAGTGCAAGCTTGAAACGAGTCGGTATATCGCCGACTGGTGTTCAAATTGGATCTACCGTCATTGGTTTCTTTGTGGATGGCCAAGAGGCAACAATTCCAATTATTTTAGGCGTATTACCAGGTATAGATGATATACCACTTGCTGCAACAGGACAGCAATCACTAAATAAATCCCAATTGGGGACAGAACCAGCTTCCGCATATAATGCGCGCTATCCTTATAATAAAGTAACACAGACGGAATCAGGACACCTCATTGAGATAGATGACACACCAAACTACGAGCGACTGCACGTGTATCATCGCTCGGGTACGTATACGGAAATCGACAAGGAAGGTAACCGCGTCAACAAGATCGTTGGAAGCGATTTTGAGATTGTTCAAAAAAATCAAACCGTGTATATACAAGGCAATGTGAATCTTCAAGTCAAAGGTAGCTACACACTCAACGTTGATGGTCCTGTTGTAATTAACGGTTCGACAGTCAATATTAATCAAGGTTCACAGGGTGCTGCTCGTAAGGGCGATCTTGTTACAAATGATGATAATGCGGGTCAGCAGCCTATCAGCGGTGGTTCATCGACTGTATTCATCGGGGGATAAACATGGCTTTAGTAGTACAAAAATCAAACTCAACACCTTTAAAATCACAAGCAGACATCTTTTCTGATTTTTTTACTGACCTCGATGTACATCCTGTGAAGAAGGACCTCGTCAGACATACAAATGAGGAGGCTGTCAAGCGATCAATAAAAAACTTGCTGTTGACTAATAGAGGTGAGCGTTTTTTTAATAGCGAGGTCGGTAGTGATATTCGTGCGCTGTTGTTTGAACCAATGTCACCAGCGACTGAACAAATTTTGGAAGACTTTATACGAGTAACTATTGACAACCACGAGCCGCGTGCTGCTATAGAACAAGTACAGATTGAGTCTGATCCAGATACCCAAACTGTTTTTGCTACTATATCTTTTACTGTAATAAATAAACAAGAACCTATCGTTCTTGAACTAATTCTTAATAGGATCCGCTAATGGCCAACACGAGCATTGATTTAGTTGGTTTAGACTTTGCTTCGTTAAAGAGCAATCTAAAAAACTTTCTTAAAACGAACACACAATTCAAAGATGTAGACTTTGAAGGGTCGAACATTAACGTCTTGCTTGATTTGCTTGCATATAACACGTATCTTAATGGATACTATACCAACATGGTTGCGAGTGAAATGTTTTTGGATTCCGCACAGTTGAGAGACAGTATTATATCTCATGCAAAAGAGCTTAACTATCTTCCACGCTCTTTTATTTCATCAAGAGCAAAAATAACTGTTGACATAACACCATCATCACCTGTATCGTCCGTTGCCGTTCCAAAATTTACTTCCTTTACTACTAGATTGGGATCGTCAACATACACGTTTTCTACAGATGAGACGGTAGTATTGACAGCTTCGAATAATGGCGTGTTCTCTTTAACAACGGATGTGTATGAGGGTAGTGTTGTATCGGATACGTTTGTCGTTGATAACGCCAACACAAATCAGAGATTTGTTCTATCAAATCAAACCGTCGACACTTCACAAATAGAAGTTCTTGTTTATGAAGATAGTGGATCTTCATTGCTGACTTACACACAGTCGTATGGCCTTCTCGGTGTAAAGAACAGTTCGCAAGTATTCTTTGTTCAAGCTGCTGAAAACTCTCAATATGAAATATTGTTTGGTGACGGTGTTTTTGGAAGACGTCCAAAGAGTGGATCTTATGTGGTTGCCAAATATAGAGCCACGTCAGGCGAGTTACCAAACGGCGCAACTAAATTTGCTGTAGACGGTCCAATTGATGGGCATGCAAACGTTTCTGTTTCAACGGTAACAACAGCGGCTGGTGGATCCGTTGCTGAGACGGTCGAATCCATAAAATTTAATGCTCCTCGTAGTTTCCAAACTCAAGATAGAGCAGTAACGGCTTCAGATTACGAAACATTGTTAAAGACACGGTTTGCTGACATTCAAACAATCAGTGTGTTTGGTGGCGAAGAGGCAGATCCGCCACAGTTTGGTAAAGTGTTTATGTCCGTTGACGTTGCAGACGCTGACGGTGCTCCGGAAACAAGAAAGCAGGCATACCTAGAATACATCCAGACAAAAACACCATTGACAATCAACGTTGATTTTGTTGAACCGGAGTTTATGTACACGCGCGTGTACTCATCCGTTCTTTACAATGTAAATAATACCACTAAAACCTACGCCGACATAAAGTCTCTTATACAAGCAGGTATCAGTGGTTATAATCTCAACTCACTTTCCGACTTCAAGTCGACACTCTTCATAAGTGAATTGAGTGACGCTATCAACAATGCCGACACCAGCATCATTTCAAACGACACTAAGATAAAACTCGTTCGTAGACTCGTTATACCAACAAACACACGTACGAACGTTGTTACAACTTTTGATAATCCTCTACAAACAGAGACAGGTGTGAAGCTCAAGACGGATGAGATCCACTACGGTCATACAATAACAAGTACAACGTTTACAATTAATAATATTCCATGTATTTTGGTAGACGATTCCTTGGGTAAACTGTTCATTGCAACGGAAGATGCAAACGCTGTTGACGTTCTGAAGGAAATAGGCACAGTTAACTACGAGACAGGAAAAGTAAACATTAACGGTTTTGCTGTTGACAGCTATGTTGGTAACTATATCGAACTTCGCGCAACCCCACGTACACAAAACGTATCAAGCAAAAAGAATACGATTCTTTTGATTGATGATTACGATGTTGAAGTTAACGTTGCAGGTATTAAGAGATGAAAGATATTGAGAAGTTAATATCTCCTTTTGTAGCGTCACAGTTTCCTGAGTTTTATCGCTCGGACGGTCCTCGCTTTGTTGACTTTGTTAAACAATATTATGTATGGATGGAGCAACAAAACAATGCTTTGGGTGCTGCACGGAACCTGGGCAACACTCGCGACATTGATAAGACGTCTGATGAGTTTCTCAAGTACTTCAAAGAAAAGTATGTTAAGGGTCTTCCACTAACAACAGAAATTGATACACGAAAATTTGTTAAGAATGCAGTCGAGTTGTATCATGTCAAAGGTACAGAGCTCGGTGTGCAATTTGTTATTCAGGGTTTGTTTAACAAAGAAGCAAAGGTCCGTTACCCAGGTAACGATATATTCAAGTTGTCAGACGGCAAGTGGGTTGTGCCGCGTTATCTTGAGCTTACAATTACTGACCGTGTAAAGGAATATGTTGGTAAAGAAATTGTTGGTGATACATCGGGCGCAAAAGCTTTCTGTGAAGGTGTCGTGAGACGTCGTATTGGCACCAAGTATATCGATGTTGCATACTTGAGTAACCTAAGAGGTGATTTTAAAACTGGTGAGTATATTACAACAACAGTCAACAGAGTACTTGAGGGTGCTCCGGCTGTTATTGGTTCCCTAACATCATTGACGGTCCGTACTGGCGGTGCGCTGTTCAAAGTAGGTGACCTATTTAAGGTGTCATCAACAAACGGTAAGCAAGGTGTTGCTCGTGTAACAGGTGTATCGGATCAAACAGGTAAAGTGACGTTTATTTTTGAAGACGCATACGCAACCGGTGGATGGGGATACTCAAATACCGCTGAGGTAATCATCTCAACAAAGGTACTCGAGGTTGCAAACGTACAAAACTCAAACTCACAAATTACTAGTTTACAGCGGTTTGAGTTAATTAATCAAACACTTGCCAATATTGCTTACACAACGGCATCACCCAACAACAATGGATTCACTGTCGGTGCTGTAATCGAAAACTACAACGGTTTAGGAGCTGTCACGGCAAATGCTGTTATTGTTAGCGTTGGCACAACAAATAGTACGGCCGGTTACCTCGTTGTTGCTCCTGGAACAGGTAACATTGCTGCTTATGATACAACGTTTGCGTTAAGTGGTAACGGAACAACAGCGGTAATTACGGAATACTACGACAGATCTGTCACAGCAAACGTCGTTGGTACTAATACAACACACGTTGGCGTTAATAATATTGTCGGCGGTGCTTTTGTTGCAACTCCTTATGCGCGTATCACTGGCGTAGAGAGTAATACATCCTACCGTATTGCAAACGTAAGTACAGGTTACGGGGCAACATTCTCTGTTGGAAACATCACCGATGTTGAGACAGTATTCTTAACACCTGATTTTATTTCAAGCAATAACACACAAAAAGTCAGATACGCAGGATATCAGCCAAAGTACATAACAGTTAATGCAAACACCTCTGTTTCGAATACAACAGGACGGATTACAAAAAGTAGTCACGGATTTGCAAACGGTGAGTATGTTGTTTACCAGGTGTCTGGTGGAAATACGGCTATTGGTGGTTTGGTTGATGGAACAGGGTATTATGTTGCTCAAGCAAATACAACAACGTTTAAATTATCGACAACGCGTGCCGGCACAACAACAATAAGTCTTACATCTGGTGTTACGGAAACAGGTCACACGTTTCTAAGTCTCTACAATTCATCGAACAGCTCTTCAATTAACCTTAACGGTAATAACTCTGGCGCTGCGTTGCAATACGGTACACCAAAAACACTGACTACGGGTGATACAGCATATGGTGGGTTTGGTTTTCCAAAGTTTCCGAGCAGTAACTTAGATAGCATATTGTTTGATGTTTTGAGATTTGAATCAAAAACAATTGGCTCCATTGCATCTTTGATTGGTATTGACCCTGGTGCTGAATACAATATGGATCCGTTTGTTGCTGTAGTTGAACCGCAGGTAGCAGCGTATAATCACCATGACATTGTACTCGATATTACTTCTGTGACGGGTCGCTTTATTCCGAGAGAGCAAATTCAACAAGCACAAGATAGTATTGGTCGCCAGTTAACAGTTGTATCTTTTGCTGGGACAACCGCAAACGGTACCGTTACAGATACACCTTACATTGGTGAGCTTGTTTATCAACGTTATCCAAACAATGCGATTCGTGCGACGGGTATTGTCTCTGAGGGCCTGCTTTCAGGTGGTGCTGGCTCTTTCAAAATGAAAACATTCTCTGGTACTTTTGTTACGACGGCAAATGCATCTTCGAAACTTTATTCACAAACATCCAACGCTGTAGCAAACGTTACCGCTGTTGATAGCGTGACAATAACAACAAACGCGCGTGGTATTGTTAAAGATACATCGAACACAACCGTGCTTCAAATTAAGCGTATTACTTTAGAAAATACATTTGTTGCCGGTCAAACAATTCTTGGTCGCACATCCGGCGCTTCGGCAAACGTTAGTGTTGTTGATGTGGATAGAACAACAGAGGTTATTGGTTTAAATGCAAACGTCTCTGCAAACGTGCAAACGGCCCTGGGTGTTGTAACCGATCTCAGCGTGCAGGACTCTGGTTTTGGATATCTTGATCAGGAGCTTGTCACGCTGACAAGTGAGGATAGCATTTATCAGGTGACTGCTGTTGCATTGCTAGATAAGCAGGGTGTTGGATCAGGTTACTATGCATCGACGGGTGGTTTTCTTGATTCAGACAAGCGATTGCACGACAATGATTACTACCAAGAATACAGCTATGAGGTAGAAACAAAGGTACCGTTCGACAAGTATGTCGAAGTGCTGAAATCTATTACACACGTAGCAGGTACAAAAATATTTGGTGCTGTTGAGAGTGTATCGGTGGCGAGCATGCCAATGACAGTAACGGTTGGTGACGGAATAAATAAAATAGAGATAAGTTAATCAAACATGACACAGCTAATAACAAACTATTTTCGACTTCATAACGTCAAGCAGTTTCGCGAATCTATAAACGAGACTGCGAATAGCACGTACTATGTGTTTACGGGACGCCACTCGCCGTTCCCAGGTGACGTTGTGCCATCCATTACAAACAGTGTTGATAACACATTGTACACACCGTACGATGAAATGATTTTTGGAAAGCGTGTCACCGTAAATGATGTAATGGCTGTCGTACCACGTCACAACTGGACTTCGGGAGAAGTGTACACACC